ATTCGGTGGCGGCTGGTCGGCCAGGACGACAGCGCGTGGATCACCCGGTTCGGTGGGCCGGACCCGACGGTGCCGGGCACCCACCAGAACTGGACGCTGCCGCCGGACACGTTCCAGCCGGGCTACCACTACGAGTGGGAGGTCCGCACCTACGACTCGTCCGGCGGGTTCTCCGACTGGTCGGCTGCGGCCACGTTCTGGTCGATCGTCACCCCCGGCAGCCTGATCACCACCAAGCCGGTGGTGGCGAACCCGCAGATCGCCGGGAGCCTCGGCTGCGGCTCCTACCGGGTGTTCGTCTACGACCAGGGCGGCAAGGTGCCCCGGGGTGAGATCGAGCCGATCACCAGCCTGTCGTTCAGCCGGGTCCGGGATGACATCTCAACCTGCCTGATCCACACCAACGGGTTCGGCGAGGACTGCTGCCAGATGTTCGAGCAGTTGTCGTCGTGGGCGCACGAACTGGTCGTGTTCCGGGACGGGGTGCGGGTCTGGGAGGGGCCGATCACCCGGATCGGGTTCGAGGTCGACTCAGTCGAGATCGAAGCGAAGGACGTGCTGGCGTACCTGTACCGGCGGATCATGCGGCAGGGCTACAACGACTCGTTCCAGATGGTCGACCCGATCACCCGGGAGCCGGTGTTCAAGGACGGTGTGCAGATCGGCCTGTCGTCGGTGGTGGAGCGGGCCATGCGCATCACCATCAACGCGCTGGCCCCCTGGGACCCGAACGTGCTGCCGTACCTGACCGCGATCCACAGCCACGACGACGCCCGCCAGTCGCGGGTCGTAGAGGACTACAGCCAGACCGCGTGGGAGCAGGTCGACGACCTGGCCGCCACGGCGGGGTTGGACTACACGGTGGTCGGGCGGCGGGTCATCTACTGGGACACGCACCGGCCGATCGGCAGGCTGCCGGAGATGCGGGACAAGGACTTCAACAACCCGCCGGTGGTCACCGAGTACGGGATGCAGATGGCGAACTACTCGGCGGTAACCAACGGGCAGGGCATCTGGGGTGCGGCCCGCCCGTTGGGCGAGGCGGTGCCGTACCAGTATTACGGGCCGGTCGAGATGCTGGCCTCCGCCTACGGGGAGACCGCAGCGGCGGCGGACGAGGTGCTGACCCCGACCGCCCGGCAGGCGCTGGTGTCGCAGTTGGAGGACCAGGCGCAGCGCAACATCGCTCACCGGTGGCCGACCCCGGTGGTGGTGCGGGTGCCGGACAACTCGACGCTGAACCCGCAGATCGGGGTGACGTTCGACCAGTTGGTGCCGGGGGTGTGGATTCCGCTGCGGTCCACCGGCACCTGCCGGAAGGTCGCCCAGTGGCAGAAGTTGGACTCGGTCAACGTGCAGTTCGGGTCCGACGGCGAGTCGGTGCAGGTGGTTATGTCACCGGCCCCCAATGCTGGGGCGGACCCGGACGCCGACGAAGCGCTGGCCGAAGACTGACTTTAGGTCGACCTAAAGAGGAGGTGAGGGCATGGGCGGTCAGAACAACTGGGCCATCGACATCAACGCCAGCGACTGGATGCGGTCGATGGAGAAGCGCATCTTGCACGAGGAGCGGCGCCCGAGCGTCCGCACCGCCTCGGACATCATGGGTCCCGGGCTGGGTCCGTACTGCGTGCAGATCGTGGACTGGAACGACCCGGCGACCGCGTTCAACGGCATGTACTACACGCTGCCGCCGAACGGCCTGAACACCCCCGGGTCCAGCCAGATGTGGATGGGGGAGACGTTCGGCAACCAGGACGGCACCGGCTACCAGGACGTGTACGACCCGACCGGCGGGTCTCCGCCGCAGCACTACCAGCGCACGTTCCACGTCCTGAACGGGGTGCGGACGTTCTCGGTGTGGGCGGTCGCCGGTGGCGGCGGTGGCACCGTGGGTCCGCCCGGCCCGCAGGGTCCGGTGGGTCCGCAGGGTCCGGCTGGCCCCACGGGTCCGACCGGCCCGACCGGGGCGACCGGTGCGCAGGGACCGCAGGGCAACCCGGGCACCGCTGGCACGGCCGGGACCCGGGGCTCCCTGTGGTGGAACAGTGACCCGGCGACCCCTGACCCGATCAACGTGCCGAACCCGCTGGTCGGCGACCAGTTCATCTACGACAACACCGGTGACACGTTCCGCTACATCGGGCCGACCAACGACTGGGCTGGGTGGCTGTACGAAGGGTCGCTGCGCGGCCCCGAGGGTCCGGCCGGGTCGACCGGCTGGGAACCGCTGCTGGCGATGGGCGGCTACTGATGACCGAGGTGTACGAGCCGCTGGTCTACGAGCCCGTGCAGATGGGTCAGGCGGCGCTGACCACCACCCCTGCGGTGGTCTACACGGTGCCGAGCAAGAAGATGGCGCTGGTCCAGAAGGTCGTGCTGTCGAACACCACGCTGGCGCCGATCGACGTGTACGTCGGGCTGCTCAACATCGGCGGCGTGGGGGACGCCACGAACCGGATCATGCACGACGTGCCGATCGGTGCGGAGGGCTCGGTCTCGTTCGACATGATGCAGGTGATCAGCGGTGGGATCGCTGCGCACGCGGAGGCGGAGGGTCTGACCCTGACCATCTCCGGGATGCTGTTCGACTCGGACGTGGTGGCGTGCTCGTGGGACGCGCAGGACGGGACGTGGGACCAGATGCTGCCGACGCTGACCTGGGACGCGATGTGCAGCGTGGACGGGCCGGCGTGGGATGAGTACCCGGCTGGGAAGTCGTGGGACTCGGTTCCGGCCGGTCACACCTGGGACACCGGGACCCCGAGTGCCTAGCACCACGCCGGTCTACGCGATCCCCTACCCGACGGGTGGGGACGACCTGCGTGACGGCAACGACGCGATCCAGGCTCTGGCTGCCAGGGTTGAGGCGCTCATCGCTCAGCGGGACGTGTCGCTGGTCGGGCGCAACGTGATCCGGAACGGCGACATGAGTGTGGCGCAGCGCGGCAACGGGCCGTTCACCGCGCAGGGCGTGTACGGGATTGATGGGTGGGCGTCCACATATGTCGGTGGCGGGAACAGCGTGTCTCGGTTCCAGACGATCCCGTTCGGGGTGCCCACCAAGTGGGGCCTGAACGCGGTGGTGTCCAGCCAGACGCTGGTGTCGCACTACGCGCAGGTGTTCACCAAGATCGAGGGCGTGGAAAGCCTGGCAGGAAAGACCGTCACCTTCTCATTCACCGGACTGGCTAACCCCGCCAGCAAGATTGCTGTGGAACTCAGTCAGGTGTTCGGGACGGGCGGTTCCCCGTCGGCGACCGTCAACACGCCGGTGGGTTCGATCCAACTGGGGCCGAGCCCGCTCGCCCGCTACTCGCTGACCTTTGCGGTGCCGAGTGTGACCGGCAAGACGATCGGCTCCGCGAGCAACGACTACTTGCAGGTCACCGTGTGGCTCTCGGCGGGGACCGACTACGCCGCTCGGACCAGCAGTATCGGCTTGCAGAACGCCACGTTCCAGTTCACTGACGTGCAGTTGGAGGTGGGCGACAAGGCCACGCCATTCGAGCGGCTGCCCCAACATGCTCAGTTGGCCTGGTGCCAACGGTTCTTCTGCCGGGTCAACAACACCGGTGGCGGGAACTTGTACGTCGGGACGGGCAACCCGTGGAACGCCGCCAACCTGTACACCCCGATCGTGCTGCCGGTCCCACCGCGAGCGGTCCCGACGTTCAGCACCAGCGCTGCGCTCGGTTACCTGGGCAGCGGCAACGGGACAACCACGAGTAGCAGCATGGTGGGATTGGCTGGGTTCAACACCGTCACCATCACCGCTGGGGGCACGTTCACCACAGGAGCGGCGACCCTGTTGTTCGTCCCGCCCGGTGTGTACATGGACTTTGCGATGGAGTTGTAGTGGCGACCACCCCCACCTACGCGATCCCCTACCCGCTCGGCAACGAGTTGGTGCGGGACGGCAACGACGTGATCCAGGCGTTGGCTCAGCGGGTTGAGGCGCTGATCGCTCAGCGGGACGCCGGGACCATTGGTCGCAACGTCATCCGCAACGGTGACTTCGGTGTGTGGGCTCGCGGCAACGGACCCTTCACGACGGGCTACTCCGCAGACGGCTGGGCGTTGGACGGTTCGGGTGGCACCCGGACGTTCGCTCGGTACATCACCGCAGCAGCCGACTCGACGCTGCTGCTCGCCAACAGCCTGGGCATCCTGACGACCAGCGGGCACTCGCTAGCGTCGGATTACTTCGTGCTGTGGGCAGCCATCGAGGATGTGCGTACCTTGGCGGGTCAGCAGGTGACCTTGGGGTTCTACGCTCGGGCGACGACCGGCACTCCGAAGGTCGCTATCGAGGTGTTGCAGAACTTCGGCACCGGCGGTTCACCGTCGGCCAGCGCGATGACCTACGTGAGCACCGTGCAGACGACAGCGGTGGGCACCAGGTACACCGTCACGTTCACCGTTCCCAGCATCGCGGCCAAGACGATCGGCACCAACAACAACAGTTCCTTGTGGATCGGGTTCTGGTTGTCCGCTGGTTCGACGTATGCCAGCCGCACCAACAGCCTTGGCACCCAGGCGGGGGCAATAGCGATCGGTGACGTGCAGTTGGAGGCGGGGCCACTGGCGACTCCGTTTGAGCGGTTGTCGCAGCAGCAGCAGGCCGTCTGGTGCGCCCGGTACTTCCGGCGCTACTCCTATGCGAACGCGGGCACGGCTCCGCACATTGCGGCTGGGCTGGCAGCGAGCGCCTCGATGATCTTCTTCGGCTGGAAGTTCGAGACGCCGATGGCCTTCCTGCCCGCCGTGTCGGGAGTGGGGGTCGGCTCCTCCGATGGTGTGGTCTCGAACAAGACCGGCGGCACCATCGCCTGGAACGCGACGAACTACAGCATCGACGGTGGGTTGCTGGCCTACACCGGGTTCACCCCCGCGGCCACTCCTCACTGGCCGGAGATTCTCACGCTCAACAGCGCCGGGGCCTACATCCAGTTCAGTGCGGAGTTCTGATGGTTGCCTACACACCCACCAGGATGGCTCAGGTCAGCCTCGCCAACGCTGCCGCTGTGCTCTACACCGTGCCCACCGGCAAGACGGCGATCGTCAAGCAGTTCATCGTCGCCAACACCACCGCCGCGACCGCGTCCGCGTTCGTCAGCCTGGTGCCTGGTGGTGGGGCTGGGGCTGCCGCCAACCGGATCGTGCACGACGTGGACGTGCCGCCCAAGTCGGTGCTGACGTTCGAGATGAGCCAGGTGCTGCCCGCCGGGGGAACGGTCGCGGCCCATGCGTCGACTGCGGCGGCGCTGACGTTCACCGTGTCCGGGTTGGAGTTCGCGTGAGCATCGACATTTTCCCACCGGTCTCCCCGCCGGGGTACAGCACCATCCCGAGCGGGGTGATCTGCGACTTCGGTGGTGCCACCGCCCCGTCCGGCTGGTTGGTGTGCGATGGGACGGCTGTCAGCCGCACCGCCTATGCGGCGCTGTTCGCGGCGATCGGCACGACCTACGGGACGGGGGACAGCAGCACCACGTTCAACTTGCCGGACCTGCGGACCAGGGTCGCGGTGGGTGTGGGGACGGGGCGGGCGTTGGCGAGCGTCGGTGGCTCAGCGGATGCGGTGGTCCCGACGCACTCCCATTCGGTGCGCAGCGCTACGCAGACCACCGACTACGCGAACGTGGATCACTCGCACACGCTGAACGAGCACTACCACGCCACCTCGGGTGGCACGGCGGCGGCGAACACCGGGTCGGCGGGCTTCCTGCCGCAGCAGCCCGGCGGTGGCAGTGCGGCGGCGTTCAACGGCACGTTCAACAGCCACGGCCACACCCTGAGCCTCAACTCCGGTGGGGCGGGGTGGACCGGTGGCGGAGCGAACCTGACGACCAACGGCTTCAACACGAACCACTACCACTCGGTCACGGTGGATGCGGCTGGGGTGGCGGTAGCCAACGTGAACATGCCGCCGTACCTGACCCTCAACAAAATCATCAAGGTGTGACATGGGCATCACCCAAGTTCCCGCCTACGTCCCGCCGGACACCACTGCCCGACTGGCCGCGTTGGAAGCCGCGAACGTGCAGCGCGATTACATGGATGCGGCCCGGGCGACTGTCGCTGGTGGTGGGCAACTGTGGGTCGACCAGTCCTACAACATCACCTGGACGCAGCGGTTCATCACGATGGGCGCAGGGCGTGCGACAGCGTTGGCCCTGTCCGGGTTCTTCGACATCACCGCACCCCCCACTGGCACGGTGATCCCCCGGGTCGGCAACACCGGGTCGGCGACCGTGACCGCCGCCGGTATCCCGCTGGGCGTGTGGGAAACGCTCTACTACATCGTGCCGTTCGGCAGCGATTACATCTCGCGGCCAGCCAACTTCCGCATCGCGGGCTACAGCACCGACTTCACGGTCCCGAGCAACTGGCTCGCCATCGCCACCCACAACGGGGACGGCGTGGCCCTGGGTGGACCGAACACGATCAAGTGGTGCAACGGGATCAACCAGACCCCGTGGCAGAACATGGTGCTGACCAACGGTTGGGTCGCCTACGGCGGTGCTTTCCCGGTCCCGGCGTTCCGCAAGATCGGCCATGTCGTCTACCTCAAGGGCCTGATGCGCGCCGGTGCAGGGCTCGGCCAGTTCTCCACCGTGCCGGTCAGTTTCCGACCATCGGACCAGCGCATCTTCATCATGGGCGTCGACTCCTACGGCACAGTGGTCCCCCGCATCGACGTGACCACGACCGGAACCGTCCTGTTCGTGCAGGGCGCGAGCGCCTACGTCTCGCTCGACCAAATCTTCTACCCCGTCGACGCTTAGGAGCCCGCATGGCAGGCATGGGATCGGTGCAGGTCACCTTCGAGGTGAGCAGCCTGGCCGAAGCGGAGGAACTGGTCCAGGGCTGGGTGCTCCACGAGGGCTGCGTCCTCTACGTTTCGTTCAGCGAAGCCGCCAGCCCGCACGCCACCGGCCGGTCAGGCAAGCCGTTCAAGCAGACTGAGCCAGAGGCAATGCCGGCTCACCCGAAGGAGAAGTGATGAGCGAGACACCGTCCGAGCCCGACTTCGGCGCGTTTCCCCCACCGCCGGACATTCCGGGGCCGGACTCGTTGCAGCCGGAGCCCCCGCCCCCGGTGGAATACGAGCCGATCCCGGCAGACCATGAGCCCGGTTCCCTATCGGTGGACGACGGCACCCCCTAGCCTGGGCGGTGTACGACGGCCGGTCGGTCTTTAGGTTCGCCTAAAGCCAGGTCGGAGCCCCAGGCGGTGTGAACCCGTAACAACGTGAGGTGAGTCCGAATGGCTCGTTGTGGCTGCGCCTCCAACGTCTGCTCCTGCACCATCAACGGGGGCCTCGGATCAACCGTCTCCGGGTCGGGCACACCCACTGACCCGTACGTCATCTCCACGACCCCGACGGTGCTCACCGTGCGGGACACCGCGAGCGTCGACCTGACGCTGACCGGCAACGGGACCGCGCAGGCCCCGTACCTGCTGGCCGCCGACTTGTCGCAGGCACCGGCCGGTGGCGCCGGGGCACCCACCGGGGCGGTCCTGGACTTCGCTGGGGACACCCCGCCGGTGGGCTGGCTGCTGTGTAACGGGGCGGCGGTGGCCCGGGTCGAGTTCTCCGGGCTGTTCTCGGTGATCGGCACCAAGTACGGGGCCGGTGACGGCAGCACCACGTTCACCCTGCCGGACCTGCGCAGCCGAGTGTCGCTGGGCGCTGGGGCTGGGACCGGTCTGACGAACCGGGTGATCGGCACTAAGGGTGGCGCGCAGGACGGCGCGGTCATCAGCCACGGTCACGGCTCCCATGACCACGGGGTGCACGACCACGGCACCCACGAGCACGGCTACACCGGCACGGTGTCCGCTGACCACGTCCACTCCGGTGGGACCGGCTACCAGAACGCGGACCACACCCACGGCATCGCGTTCAAGTACAACGGCAACACCGGCACGTCGGCGTCGACGAACACCTACCGGATCAACGAGATCAACAACG